CGGGCTGTCCGCCGGGCGTATCTCCAAGCTGGTGTCACGGTGGATGGACCTGGCCGGGTTGAAGGCCAGCGCCTACGACGGGGTATCCGCCCACGCGCTGCGCCACACCATGGCCTCGAACATGTTGGACCGGTGCGGCAACGTGCGCACCGTGCAGGGCGCGCTCGGTCACGTCTCGTTGGCGACCACGGAACGGTATCTGCGTACCCCGGACCTTGACGTGATGCGTTCCGCTATGGAGACCGGTTAGCCGGGCGGGAAGGTGAGGGGGGCGCACACCGACAGGGGGACGTTCGCCCCGTTGGCCGATTTCACCGACACGATTTTCTGGGAGAACCCGACCGGGCACGCCAACCCGGGCGGCCCTTCCGGTCCTTGCCGCCCCTCGACGCCTTGGGCGCCCGCCGCGCCGGGGGCGCCCGGTGTGCCCGCCTCGCCCGCCTGGCCGGGTTTGCCGGCCGCTCCGGGGGAACCGGGTTCGCCTGATGATCCGGTGGCGCCCGGGTCGCCGGCCGGTCCGACGATCCCCGCCCCCGGCGGACCCTGCGCACCTGCAACACCTGGGGGGCCTTGGGCGCCGGCCGAGCCTGGCGGGCCGGTGACACCTGGGGGGCCGGGGGGTCCGGTGGCGGTGTCGGTCCCGGCGATGATGGCGAAGGTGACGGCGGCGGCGACGAGGACGGCGGCGGCGGCGAACAGGAACCCGGAGCCGATCTCCCCGTTTTCCATGCGGAGGCGGTGCAGTTCGGCCCGGGCGGCTTCCCCTTCCGCCCGGGCCGATCTCAACTCATCCTCGCAGGCGGCCGCGCCCTGCTTTTTGGCCCGGACAACAGCCGCCCAGGCGGTGATGATGGCGGCGACGCCGGTGAGCACAGCCGCGATGATCGCCCCGTCGCTCACATCGCCCGGGGCTAGCTCACGAGGAAGGCGAGGGTGAGGAAGGCGAGCCCGGCGCAGATCACGCAGCCCCAGAACGCTTTGTAGAAGGCGGCGGCGGCGCCGGCGACGACGAAGAGGACCAGGGCGACGATGAGGCAGGTGAGCGGCCCGCCGGTCGGTTTGGTGGCCAGGTAGGCGGCGAGCATCATGGTTACTTGACTACCCCGGTGGGTGCCCCGTAGAACGGGGCGTCGCCGAAGGTGAACACGCCCCCGTCCTGGCCGAGGAGCCAGTAGCCCCGGCCGGTCGGGGTGGGGGCCATCCCGACAATCGGGGCCTCGAGGTCGACGTCGCCCAGGGAGCCGTGGAACTCGGCGTCGCCGTAGGTGAACACCCCCCCATCGGACCCGCACACCCAGTACCCCTTGCCTGACGGTGTCGCGCAAATCTCCACCGCGCCGCCTCCTGTCTCCGCCCCGTCCCGGGCGGCGTCGATGATCCAGGCCATAGGGAACCCGGGCCCGCAGTCCCAGTGTCCCCCACCCGCGGCGCCGAGGTCGGCGTGCTGGCACACCCCCGAGGCCCCGGACTGCGCCTCGGTCGGGGTGAGGGCGACGAGGGGGATGCCGAACGCGGCGGCCTCCTCGGCCACCCACGCCGCGCAGTTCTCCAACATCTGCGGATGCAACCACCATTCCGCCTCCGACCAGGCGGCGAAGGCGCACAGCTCGGCGGCCAGGCTGTACGGGTTGGCGTTGCCCTGTGTCCACGCCTTGTCGCCCCGGGGCACGTAGATGCCGATGCGGCCGGGGGTGTCATCGATCCCGGCGTGCGACGACACCCCCGAAGCCGGGTCGGCGAAGTAGTTCCCCAACGCCTGGTAGGTGAGGGCGCCCTCGGCGGTGTGGAGCACGATCAGGCGCACGGGGGTGCCGTGCCGGGTCGAGTAGTTCGGCGAGGGGATCGGGTCGCGTTCGATCATGACGGCTCGTCGTCGCACGCCCACGGTTCGGACGGCTCGACCTCGGGTTCGAACTCGTCGGCGGGAGGCGGCCAGATCACCAGGCGGGTGAAGCGTTCGAAACGGGGCGGGCGGTCCATCTATTCCTCGCCGTCGTCTGGTCCCATGCCTTCTGTGTCCATCTCCGCTGCCTCCCCGTCGCCGTCGTCGTCGTCGGGTTCGGGTTCGGTTTCGGGGTTTAGCGGCGGGTCGTAGTCGCCGGGGATGTCGTGTTCGGTCATGAGTGCTCAACCCATCCCCATTGCCCGGCGGCGAACTCGGCGACGACGACGGCGGACTCGTCGACGACCTGGAGGGACCCCATGGCACCGGTTTTCCAGTCGGCGCCTCTCGGTTCGTCGATGGGGGTGGCGTCGATAGTGGTTATGGGCGGGTGGATGGTTACGGGCATCAGCGGGTCCTTTCGATGATGGTAAGGGTGGTGAGGGAGGCGGCGGTCGACGGGAGGATCTTGATGATCTTGACCAGGGCGACGAAGGGGGGCATGTTCTCGTGGGCGGCGCCGGTGGCCCCGCCCCCGTCGGTCGACCCGGCCACCGTGTGCTGATGCACCGGGGAATCGGCGCCGGTGGTGAAGGCGTGTTGGTGGACCGGGGAGTCGCCGTCGGTGGTGAGGACGTGCTGGTGGCCGGGGGCGTCGGACCCGGTCGTGAAGGTGTGCCCGTGGTCGGGGCTGTCGTTGGCGGACTGCACGTTGCCGCCCTGAAACACGAACGTGTTCGACCCGGGGGCGCCGCCGAGGACCATCGCCGCGGTTACCGCGTGCTGGTGGCGGGCGTTCGCCCCGTTGGTGGTCCCCGGATGGGAATGCAACCCCGACCCGGTGGTCGTGGTGGCGGTGTGGGCGTGGGACCCGGACCCGGCGGTCGTGGTCCCCGGGTGGGAATGCTGCCCGGATCCGGCGGCGGTGGCGAAGTTGATCCCATGGGCGTGGGTGCCGTTCTGGGCGGCGGTCAACCCGACGGTTTCGGCGCCGCCCCTGGCGCCGACCGAACGGGCGGTGAGGCCGGGGCCGGCGCCGGCGGCGACGACGACCCGGCCCCGGGTGTCGGGCAGATTGAAACTGGCCCCCGACCCGCCGTAGGTGTAGCCGATCACCGCGAACAGGTCGGGGTAGGCGGCGGCGAGCAGGCTGGCGCCGTCGGCGACGTGCCACAGGTTCGGGGGGGTCGGCGCCGGCCAGTCGATCATCGCCCCGACCGGGGTTTCCGGTTCGTGGGTGTGGGACCGCTCCAGGGATTGGAGGCGTTGGTCGTAGCCGGCGAGCCGGTCGACGTACTGGGAGGCGGGGTCGGTGTGACCGCGGTCGGTCATCCGACGAGGAGCCCGAGGCGGGTGTGGGTGACGCCGGTGTCGTCCAGGTTGACGTCGAGCTGTTGGATGGTGCGCGTCCCGACCTCGTGGATGCGCCCGGAGCGGAGGGCGACGGTGATCTGGGAGCCGACGTCGACGTCGGCGGTGTGGGCGATGATCCCGGGGCGTAGGTCGATGTTCAGCGACGACCGCCGGGTCAGCCAGTCGGTCTGGGCGGTCGGGGCCCGCTGGGCCAGGGTGTCTTGGAGGACGACGTCGGGGTAGCCGATCTGTTGCTCGAAACGGCCTTCGGGTTGGTTGGTGGCCAGGTTCACGGCGACGGTCTGGGTGGCGTCACCGGAGACCCGGACCACGTTCGCCCACCCGGTGGCGGTGGCGGCCCGGGTGAATCCGATCACGGTGCCGCCGTAGTCGGCCACGAACGCGGAGGTGTGGGTTTTGCCCGGCGCCCACAGGTTCATCTTCAGGGCCGGGTCGATCTGGTAGTCGAACGCCACCGCGGCGAGGTCGTCCAATGTTTTGGCGATCTCGGCGCCGGGCTGGTAGTTCCGTACCCGGTACCCGGAGGGGGGCTGGGCGGTGTCGGCCTGCCACACGCCTTGGGTGACGCCGAGCCCGCCGCCGGTCTTGGCCTGGGTGGACTGCACCAGGCCCCAGGCGATGGCGGCATAGGTGGCCGTCGACCAGTTGAGCTGGTCGCCCTCGACGAGCAGGCGGCGGGACAGGAGGCCCCGGTAGTCGGTGCAGGTCACCGCCACGGTGTGCCCGGACTGGGCGACGGTGTCGGTGATGGCGATGATCCGGCCCCGGTAGACGAGGGTGTTGTCGGCGTAGACCCACATGTCGGTCAACATTTCGGTCAGGGCGGCAGCCTCGTCGGTCCGGCCGGGCAGGCTGAAAGTGGCGGCGGCGGGGGCGGTCAGATTGAACGACAGGTGCCGGTTGTAGGCCAGGGTGAGCTCGCGTTGGGGTTGGGTGTTCCACGGGCCGATGACCCACCGCCAGGCGACCACCGCTCAACCGGTAGGACCGGCGATATCGGACCACTGGGCGGTGAGCCAGGAGCCGGCCGCCTTTGTGGTCACGTTCTGGGATTGGTAGGCCTGCCCGACGATACGGGCCGTGTATGAGCCGGGCGCCGGGATGGTGTAGGTGTAGGTGAAGTGCCCTTCGGCGGTGAGACCGGCGGAGGTGACCACGATGGCGGCGCTCTGCGGGCCGGACCATACGCTGGTGACCCCGTTTTGGAGCAGCTCGACGGTGAACGCCACCGCGTGATTGAGGGCGATGGCGGCCACCCCGACATGGGCGTGGAAGGTGACGGGCACGTTCGGGGTGTAGGTGACAATCGGGATTTGGGCGCCGGGGATGGACCGCAACCCGGCCTGGGCGAAAAAGTCGTCGACGGTGGCCGGGGCGGTCGTCGCCCGCCACTGCTTGGCGATCGGCGAGTTGCGGGACAAGGCCCTCACCCGCCGGTCGGTGATATCGCCGGGCAGCAGGGTCCCGCCGCCGGTCGAGGCGACCAGGGCCTGGGCGAGGATCAGGGAGCTGGTCGGCGCGGCGGGCACGGCCGGGCTCGAACCCGACGGCACGCCGGTCACCTTGTCGATGATCCACCCGTCGGTGCCCGGGGTGATCACGATCCCCGAGGACGAGTCGAGGACCTGGGCGAAGATGACGTCGATGCGGGACTGGCCGGCCGCCGGGCGGGGCGACAGGGCGACGGTTTGGATGGCGGTGGAGCGGCACACGTATTTGCCCTGGCGGGTCTGGTCGGTCCCGGTGACCACGCACACCCCGGGGGCGACATCGACGGCCAGGGACGAGGCGTTCGGCGTGGCCGCCAGATCCCCGGAGGCGGGGAGCACGGTGACGGGGTCGGCCCGCCCGTCCAACACGCCGGCGGCGAGCAGGGTGTCGATCAGGAGCCGGTCGTTTTGGGAGGCGAAGGTGCCGAGCTGGATCCACAGCGGGGCCTCGAGAGTCATAGCGGGTTCCTCACAGGTAGGCGTCGTTCCATGACACGGTGGCGTTGGCGGCCCCGTCGGCGGTGTCGGGCACGAAGCGGAGATGGTTGTCTCCGGGCAGCAGCGACCACCACGACGACACCGAGAAATCGACGTAGTTGTACCGGGTGTTGGTCGGGTCGTTGCCCAGGTACACGAGCCGGTTACGGGCGTCGATGGTCAGGCTGGACCCGGCAGCGAGGACCAGAGGTTGGGCGGTGGTGCCCACCGCGAACACCGCCCCGGCGGTGTCGTTCCACACCTTGGGGTTGGTGCAACCGCCTTTGACGACGATGAGCGGCGGGGTGGACAAGGTGCCTTGGTTGGTCGCCACCACGTTGACCGCCCCGGAGGTGTGCGGGTAGACGCGGGGCGGTTGCCACCCGGAGGTGTTGGTGATGGCCGCGCCCTGGGGGTGGGTGTAGGTCCGCCCGAAGATGGCGGCGGTGGGGGCGATGACGACCTGGTTCAGGGCGACGCCGTAGGCGGCCGGGTCGGCCGCTTTCCATGCGAGCTGGAAGGCGGAGATGGTGGGGTTGGTGGCCGGGGCGGTCAGGTTGGTGGCCCGCAGGGTGACGAAACGGGCGGGGGCGTCGGCGTCGATCTGGTAGGTCAGGGTGGGGCGGGCGGTTTGGGCCAGGAACGGGGCGAGACGGTCGAGGACCTTGGAACGGGACCCGTAGGCGGCGGGGATGATCGTCCCGGCGATCGTGACCGCCCTGGCCCCGAAGAAGCGGGTGTCGTCCCACTGGCCGTCGCGTTCGGGGATCGGGGATATGTCCTCGTTGGGGTTCGGGAACTGGATGTCGACGGTGTCGATGGCGAACCCGTTGCCCGCCTCCATCAGGTCCAGGGTGAGCGCACCCAACGTGAGGACCAGGGCGACGGGCGAGGAGCACAGGTGGCCCATTACAGCCGCCCGGCGGAGATCGCGAACTCGGCTTTGGCCATCAGCAGGTCGACGTCGACGGCGTCGTTGAAGTAGGCGTTCTCGATGTGCAACGCCGGGCCCGTCGAGCCGGCCGGGGCGGGGGAGATGACCTCGCCGGCGTGGGCGAACACCAGCCCCGAGCTGGTCATGAGCCCGCCTTGGGCCAGCGTCGGGATGTCGGGGGTACCGAGGGCGAACCCGCCGATCTTGCCGACGAAGGGGATGTGGGTGTCGACCTCGGGGAGTTTGATCTCGAAGTTGTTCCACGCCCGGATGATCATGTTGATGGCACCCTTGAACGCTTCCCAGATGCCGTCCCACATGCCGGAGAAGATGCCGGCGAGACGGCCGGGGATGCTGGTGAAGAACCCGATGAGGCTGTTCCATCCGTTACGGATGAAATCCCAGACCGCCGCCGCCCCCTCTTTGATGGTGTCCCAGTTCTTGACGATGAGGACGGCGGCCAGGGCGATAGGGCCGAGCAGGATGCCGAGCAGGATGGGCCAGTTGGCTTGAACCCAGTCCCACACGAACTTGATGGCGCCGAACACGAAATCCCAGGCCGCTTTGGTGGCGGCCACGATCGAGTCCCAGTTCTTGATAATCAGGAACGCCACCCCGGCGATCACCGCGCCGATAGCGATGAACGGGGCGGCCGCCACCAGGGTGGCCAACGCGGCGGCCCCGGCCGCGGCCGCCCAGGTGATGAAGGCGGGGATGACCACGGCGCCGACGACGACCCCGAAGCCGATGAACGCGGCCACCACCATGTCTTTGTTTTTGGCCACCCAGTCCGACAGCCCGGAGATGGCCGGGATCAGCGTCGTGGTGAAGAACGTCGCCATGGTCGACACGACGGGCAGGAGGTAACCGCCGATCTGTTCTTGGAACTCGCCGAACTGGATTTTGGCGTTGGCCATCTTCCCCGCCGCGCTGTCGGCCGCCACCGCGGCTTGGCCCTTGAACGTGGTCGCCATGTTCTGGAAGACCTGGTCGGCGGTGAGCGCTTCGCCGTGGGCGCCTTTGACGGCGATGCCGAGCTTTTGCAGCCCGCCGGTCGACCCGTTGGCCGCTTTGCCCATGGCCTCGGTGATCGACCCGAGGTCCTTGCCGGTGGCGGCCGAGGCGTCGACGGCGATCTGTAAAAGGTCCTGGGATTTGGTGACGTCGCCGGTGGCCCGGACCAGGTTCCCCAACGCGGGGCGGAGCACGTCGTCGGCGATGGCCGAGTGTTTCGACATGGCCGTGATCGATTTCTCGGTCGAGGCGATCTGGGCGTCGGTCGCCCCCGCCGAGTTCTTCATCGTCTGGGCCAGGATCTGTTGGGCTTGGGCGTCGGCCGCGGCGGCGTCGAGTGACGCCTTCCCGAACTCGACGACCTTGTCGACCGCGAACGCGCCGCCGACCGCGAGCGCCGCTTTCTTCCCGAAGTCGACGAACTTGTTGGTTGATTCCTGGGCGTCGTCGGTGGCTTTTTTCATTCCCGACGCGTCGCCGAGGAACTTGACGACGACCGACGGGCCGGCCACCGGTTAGCTTCCCGAGCGGCGTTGAGCCCGGCGGATCTCGGCCGCCTCGCGTTGCATCAGCCGGACCATGGCCGCGAAGACGACGTCGTCGAGTTCGTCCATCTCGACTGGTGTCATGCGGTAGTACCGGCAGAAAGCGGCGATGCCGTCTGCCCGTTGCTGTTTGTAGGGTCCACGGTGTGGAGCTCGATTTCTACGTCATAGGCGTGGGCCCATAGCGAGGTCTCGTCGCGTAACGGGAAGTCCCGCAGCAACGCCCGGAAGGCGGTGACCCGGTTCATCTGGGTTTGCATCAGTTCGCTGTACGGCGTCCCGCCGGTGAGTTTCTCCAGGGCGTCGGCGGCGCGCTGGGAGATGATGCGCTGCGAGAACGCCTGGTCGACATGGACCAGGAGGGGCAGGGCGACGGTCGGATCGGCGGGCGACTCGGTCACCGTCATGCGTGCTTCCCGGCCGCCCACGCCGCCCCCGTCCAGTTGGCGGCCAGCAGGTCGGCGGTGATCACGTATTGCCCGGTCGCCCAGTTCGTCGCCGGGGAGGCGGTGATCCCGGTGAGGGCGGCCAGGTTGGCGGGGACCGTCGCCCCCGACGGGGTGTAATAGCCGGGGAGACCGGCGACGGCCCCCGTCGCGGTGACGGCCCCGGTGTCCCTCGTCGGCGGGCCGGTCAGGTCCCATTCGATATCGACCTCGGACAGGGCGCCGGCGTCGCCCGACAACCAGGTGAAATCAGTGGGGATGACCGTCCCCGAGATGATCGGGTTCGACGCCGAGGGGACCCGGGAGAAGAACGGGCGGGCCTTGAAGTTGACCGGGGTGCTGTTCGCCTTATACGCGGTGACCGCCGAGTTCAACGTGTCGAACACGGTGCCGGTATCGAACGACTGGTAGAACGTGACCTTGAGCGTGTAGCGCACCGTGCCCGGGTAATCGGTGCGGGCACAGAACGTCTCCGCGGTGTTCTTCTTGACGTCCACCGCGCACGCTTCGAGATGTTTCACGAAGCAGCGCAGGTTCACGCCGCCCAGCTCGAAGTAGCAATCCGTCATCACCAACGGCAAACCGACCGGGGCGACCGGGTCGCCCGCCGCGAACTGCTCTGGGGCGTCTTGTTCGGTCATGGTCATGAGCTGGCCTCCTGATGCCATTTGAACTTTTCGATGTTGGCGTCGGCCGCCTGGGACGCGAACGCCGCCCACTCGTCGCCGGCGTCGGCGGCGGTGGGGTACAGGTAGCGGCCCTCGTCGATGTAGGGGCGGCCGTGACCGCCTCCGAATTCGATCCACCCGCCGTAGTCGAGGCCTTCGCCTTCGGACACGAACGCGGCGTCGTTGTCGGTCCCGGCGTAGATCGACGCGGCCAACGCCCCCGACACCCGAGGGACCCGGGACCGGACGGCGGCGGCGACTTTTTGGGCGAACGGTTGCCCGGCTTTGGCGACCGCCGGGCCGAGCTGGTCGGCGAAGCGGCCGAGATCGGCGGCCGCTTCGGCGGCCCCGTGGACCTCCACGTCGGGGCCGGCCATCAGAGGGTCGCCAATGTCGAGTACAGGATACGGGTGGCCAGGTAGTTGATCCCGCCGACGGTGAACACCCTCGCCTCGGGCCACGACTCGACAAGCCATTCGGTTCCGTGGAACCGGCCGGCCACGTAGGCGACCAGCCCGTCCAAAGTGTCGAGCCCGGCGCCGGCCTCCAGGCGGCCGGCCACCGCGGTGACCACACCGACGACCTCGTACAAACAGAACGTGCCCGACGACCGCCCGCCGATCGGTCCGAGCATCAGACACGGCGGGTCGAGGGCGTCGACCAGGGCCGTGTACATGTTCGGGTCCCCGTCGGCGACGGGGGCCAGAGCGGCGGCCACCTTGGAGCGCAGATCGACCAGGGCGGTACTCACGCCACCCCCCAGGATGTTTTCAAGGGGAGCAGGGCGGCGGCGTGACGGTTGAACCCGTCCCTCGGTGCTTGGATGACGCCGACCTGCTCGAAGCCGACCATCCCGTACGCCGCGTCGGCGGCCTTGTACCACTCGACCGCCCGGTTGACGTTCGTGCGGGACACCAGCTCGGGGACCGGGGGGGCCACCGGGCCGGTCAGCTCGGAGTCGATCTCGGTGGCCGCCGCGGCGAGGCAGTCGTCGAGTAGCTGCTGGTTGGCGGCCGTGACCTTGGTCCGCAACGCCTCGGCGAGCTGGTCGGCGGTGGCGTAGGCCATCTACGGGGCCGCCCCGCCCACCCAGCCGGTACCGGTCCAACAGGCCCGACCGGCCGCCCCCGCCGTCCCCGTCTGCACGTACTGGCCGGTTGTCCACCCGGTGCCCGGGGTGGCGGTCACCGTGATGGGCCGGCCGCCTTGCAGATCGGCGGGCGACGAAGGCGGCATGGATCCGGCCGGCGTCCACGAACCGGGGATCCCGGCGGTCCCGCCCGTCGAGTGGATCAGGGCGGGACCGAGCGTGTCGGCGTGCACGCACTGCTGGTTGGGGGCGTACCACGTCGTCGCCGCCAACGGCTCGACCCCGGGGTCGTCGTCGTCGTCGGCGTATTCGGCGGCTTTGCCTTTGGCGGCCATGTCAGGCCGTCAGCTTGATGATCCCGGCGGGCAGGGCGGCAACCGGTTTGAAGTACCCCGCATACGCCACCTGGACGCCCAGGACCGATGGTTCGGTGACCTGCAGGGCGCCGATGCGTTGCTCGTAACAGCGGGCCGCCGGAGCGTTCAGCAGCAGCACCGTGCCGGCCACCAGCCCGTAGGACATGACCACGGTCACCCCGGCGATGGTTCCCATGACCCCCGACCCGTAGTTCGCGGCGGAGAACCCCGACGACTGGGCGTTCGTCGGGTTGACCCCGGGGAACAGCGGGCCGATGACGCCCATCATGTCGGGGGACACGAACAACTGGAAGTTGTTGACCCCCGGCGTCGCCGCGTACGCCGTCCCGACCGCCTGCCAGATGGCGGTTGACACCTGGGCGGCGGTCGACGCCGCGGTGAGCACCGGGGTCTGGGCGGTGGCCGACGCCTTCAACAGCACCCCGGTCGCCGATTCGCAGTCCTGGGCGTACTGCCCGGCCAGGTCGTTGATCACAATGTCCATGATCTGGGGAACCGACCAGTCCACGTCCTGGCGGGACACGTTGACATACCCGCCGTAGGTGTCCATCGACACCGGGATCCGGGTGATCAACATCTTGCGGGACACCAGCTCCGCTTTCTCACCGGCCTGTAGGGAGGTGTCGGTGTGCTGGGTGACCGACGGGATGTTGAACCGGCCGCCCGGCATCGGGGTCACCCCGATGGCGTTGACCATCGGCCTCGACGTGTCGATGAAGTTCAGGACCGGGCCGACGATCGGCTCGGGGATGATCCCCAAGTTGTCGGGGCTGGTCTGGTGGGCGGCGGCCCGGGTGAACAACTCCAGGCGTTCCCGCGACGACGTCGAACCGATCTGGGCTTGGGCGTAATCGATGATGTACTCGCCCGCCGACCGGTACTCGACCGGCGACACCTTGGCCGGGTCCCTCGCCACGTCGAACGCCCGTTGTAGTTCCCCGGCCCGCTGCGTCGACTCCTGGGCGATCCGCGCCGATTCGCGCAACGGTCCCAACTGGGACTCGAGTTCGGCCATGCGGGACTGGGCCCGGTTGAACAGCTCCATCTCCTGGGACGTCAGGTCCCGTCCGGAGTCCTGGGCGCCCTCCACCAACTGGTCCTGGAAGCGTCGCCGTTCGGTCAGCTCGCCCTGCAACCGGGCCAGCATGGCATCATTCGCACCCGACATTCGGGGCCACCTCTCTACGCGTCGTTAGTTGCGTAGGGCTCGGTGCCTCGTTTCAGCGGCCGGTCACTGACCGTCACTCCTCCGCTGGCAGGAACGTTTGCGCTACAACCGCGAAGAGTAGTCCGCTTCGAGACGGGCGGCGAGGATGGCGTCCAGGTTCGGGGTGGCGACCCGGACCGGACCGACCGGCGGCGTGGGAGCGGACCGGACAGATACCACTTGGGCCGACTGGTAGGCCGGAGTGAACACCAGGCCGATGTGATCCAAATACGCCTTCACGATGCGGCGCCGGTCCCGTGTCTCCCATTGCTGATCGGATGGCAGGGCGGCGAACCCGACCGACCCGCCGAGCATCCCGTCGGCCGCGTCGTCGAGGACCTGGTCGCCATCGACACCCCGGCGGATCAGCAACTCCGAGCGCAACCCCTCGGATGCGTCGGGGTCCAAGCTCAGCACCCGGCCCACCACCCGGTCCCGGTCATGGGCCAGGTTGACCAGGAACTTGTGCGCCCGGTTCTGGACGTTCCCGAACGCCCCCGGGGCGAACGACTCCTCGACGAGCCGGCCCCGGTACTCGACCGGCGCCCATTCGTCGTAAGGCACCACGACCAGATCGACGATGCGTTCAGGGAACCGGACGTCCGACACCGTCGCCGATCGCAACTCGATCGGCGCCCTCGGTTTGTCGTCGCTCATTGCATCACCCCCGAAGACAGGGACTCGGATGGGGCGGCGACGTCGCCGAAGCGTTCCGTCTCGGCGATCTGGGCGGCGGACTGGGCGCCGATGTTGTGCCAAATCTCCGCCGTCTTGGCCCGCTCCAGGGGGCTCGGGGCGATGAACTCGTCACGATTCAACTCCACCGTCGTGCCCCTCGGCAGCGCCCAGCCGGACAGGGCGGCCATCACCGACGCCGCCAACGGTTTCAGCCCGGCCCGCCACCGGTACATGAACAAGCTCTCGGTGTTCGAGTAGGTCATCGGGTCGCCTCCCGACGGCAACGCCATGCACACCGGGGGGACGCCGAGCAGAACGGCGATGCGGGCCTCGTTCCACTGCGACAACTCCACTAACGCCATCTTGGCCGGATCGAAGCTGAGGGTTTTGAAATCGACGCCTCCGGCCAGCACCGCCGGCATCCCGATCGACGACATCCGCGCCGTCACCCACTGCTGCTGCAAAGCGGCGGCCTGCTCCGCCGTCAGGCGGTTCGGGTGCACCAACACCGAATGCGGGACACCGCCGGTGCGGGCCAGCTCGGAGGCGTAGCGGGCCAACGCCACCGCCGCCACCATCCTGGGGCCGGCCACTTCCAACGGCCCGCGGCCGTGGGCGTCGCCGACCCGGGACGTGTAGCGGATATGCAACACGTCGTCGGTGATATCGACCCCGCCGATCGAATAGAACCGCCTCGCCCCGGCGCCGAGCTCGGCGATCACCATCCACGGGGGGACGACATGGAACCGGGCCGGCCACCCCGACGAATACCGGGCGGTGACCAGGACGAACACTTCCCCGGCGGCCTGGAAATCCCAGAACACCTGTTTGGCAAACTCCTCCCACGACACATACAGATCAGGGTCCGGGTTGTTCAACCAATCCGCGCCCAGGCTGTCGGCGGCGCCGACCAGGTACGGGGGCATGGTCGACAGGATGCTGGCGTTGGAGTCCAAACAAGCCCAGGCCGTGTCGGTGAGCAGGGACACCTGACCGAACCAGTTCGGGGTCATCCACTCCGCCGGCCAACCCGACCACGGCATCGGCATGATCGGCGGGGGCATCCACGCCTGGCCGACCTCCCCCAGCACCTGCACACCGTGCGGGTCGCCGGGGTCGGCGGCAGGCGGGCCGACCGTGCCTGGCGGCACCGACGCTGGGTCGTTCGGGTTCGCCGGGACGTCGAAACTTGACACCGGAACCAGATGCTACTCACCGCGGTCAGTAGATGGCTGGGACCGACACCGCGTCAGGGTCAGTGACCCGCCACCACGCCATCCGCGCCGCCCGCGCCGCATCCACCGGGCGGCCGTCATCCGGCGGGACCAGACGCAGAGAACCATCGGAAGTAGACCGGGCCGCCGACGCTGTCACATGCTTCCCCAGCACAGGATGGTGATCGTGGGCGACCCGGCCCTCCATGATCGCCCGCCGCCACTCCGTCGCCGACGACACCTCCACATCCAACCGGTTCGGCCACACCTCCACCGCCAGGCCGGCGTCGACCAGCACGGGGATCAGATTGGCTCGCTGGCGGGGGGCGACGACCACCTCGACGACCTGCCACTGCTCGGCGGCGGCTTGGAACACGGCGGCCAGCTCGTCGTCGGTCGCCGTGTCCGACGCCCACGCCACGAACAACGCCCCATCAATGGTCGCCCCGACCACCGCCACCGAGCTCGACCACGTCCCCGCCAACCCCAACACCACCTCGGTTCCCTCCGGGGGTGCGTCGACCATCGGGCACGCGTCCCACACCCCGGGCGGCAACCACGACCCCCCAGACACCGTCACCCACTGCCCCAGGTGATACACCCGGAACTCCGCCTCGGTCATCAACGCGGCCTGGATGGCCATCGCCTCGGGGTTCAAGAACCCGGCCCGCATCGCCGGGTTCGCCGACCGCCACGCCGACCGGTCCCCGATCTCGCAGCCGGCCGGCGCCGACCACTCCAAATACCGGAACCCGATCCCGCCCAACTCGGCGGCCCGTTCCCGCATCCGGAACATCACGTTCGGCTCGAGACCGGGGGTGCCGATCCCGATCACCGCCGCGTCCGGGCGTTTACCCACCCGGGCGATCAACGAAGCGACCACGTCATCGGCCGCGAAGCCGATCTCGTCGATCACCGCCAATGAAAAGTTCAGGCCCTGCACCGACGACAACTTGGCCGGATGGGCCCGCAACCTCGAGCCGGTCACCCGGTAATCCAGGGTCCCCGAATCCGACGCGAACGCGCACAGAGGCACCAACGCTGGCGACGCCTCCACCATCCGCTTAGCCGCCTCCACCAGAAACCCGGCCTGTTCCTGTTTGGTGGCCACAACATCGACCTCGACGTAATCGTCGCCCCGACAGATCCGCTCCAACGCGATAGCGGCGAGCAGCGTCGTCTTCCCGTTACCGGCCGGGAGTGACACCACCGCCGCCCTCGAGTCGTACAGGGTTTCGATGACCTGGCGTTGGAACCCGGCCAGGCGCAACGGCTCCCCCGCCCCGTACCCGGTCGGAACCCGAACATGGGTCTCGATCCACCGGCACACCCTCGCTGGCAGCGACCGGTGCTTCCATCCGTGCCATGCCGGCAGCTCGACCAGCTGCAACGGTCGGCGGGGCCCCGGGTGCTGCAACGAACCATGCGAAGGGCCGGGATCAGCGGGGACCGGAACCGGGCGGGCCATCGTCTCCCATCATGGCGGCGAGCACCCCGGTTGGGGCGGTACGGGCCCTTTTGTGACCGCGAAGGGCTGAGGACCTCGTAGGAACTTGGGCGCCACAAAAAAACGGGTCGGCCTCTGAACCGGTCCCGGCCCGACCGCGCCACCCCCGGTTGGCGCGCACCCATTCCATAGACCGCCGACTGTTGCAGGGGGTACACGCGGCGACAAGGTTGCCCGGCTCGTCGCCCCCACCCTCCACCTTCGGGGTCACATGATCCACGCTGTTGGCCCTGCCCCCGCACCAGTGGCACACGTACCCGTCGCGCCACAGGATGACCAGACGGAGGCGTTGCCACCCACCCCCGTAGCCCTGCTCTGTGGTGGTACGCCGCCTCATGACTCCACCCCATATCTGTCGATCTGTGCGGCCCAGACGTTGCGACGGACCATCGTTTCTACATGGTCGATGGAGTGATGAAGATGGCCGAGAAAGTCAGCTAGGCCGGGGTACTCGCTGCGTAGGGCGAGGTGGTCCGCCTGATACCAGAGCATTAGGCAGGCGTCCTCTAGCTGGCGCACATATTCGGCGTTCGGCTCAGCCACGGTCGGCCTCCGATCTGTCGATCTGTGCGGCTTCGGTATGGCAGGGACAGGAACAGGGCCACATGACAAACCAGCCGTCACACAGGACGTGAGCCTCGTCGCCGCAGTAGATCGAGAGCACAAATTTTCGGCCCGTGTGTGCCGCGCCAGCGGCGATGGCCTTTTCGGGCGTGGCGTGCCATCCGTTCCCGATCCGCCCACAAGAGCAAGTGAAGCGGTAGCCGATCAGGCCGCCGTCCATCTTGTCGACGGGAACGGCCTCAACGTCGTGGTCTATGCATCGCTCGTCGTCGGTTTCCGCTCCCTCGACTAGCCCGCAGCGGATGCACATGGAGACGGTCTGGCCCGAGAGCAGCGTGGTAGGAGTGAAGGCGTGCTGTGCGCCATATTCGGCGTTCTGTGCCGGGTTGTCATAATGGGGGTTATCGGCGGTCACAGTGCATCCCCGGTGTGGACGTTGGTGACGGGTCGGGCGGGGTGCCGTGCTTTGGCTTCGTCGAGGGCCTGGTCGTCGTGGTCGAACATGGGTACCGGGCCGTCAACCTCGGGCAGCTCGAGGTCCTGGGCGACCCGCCGCCCCCTCGGAAAAACCGCATGCTGCATGCGGGTTCCCCCCCCCGTTGTATCAGGGGGGGGTGACAGGTAAACCCTCCCCCCCGTCGCGCGACCCCCCCATCGCCGCGTGTAGCTCGTCGGCGGTCGCCCCCGCGTCGACCGCCCGCTCGATCGCTAGTAGGCGGTCCTCGAGCAGGGCGTCGATGCGGTTCGTCATGACGTAGACGTCGGCGACGGCGACGACCCGGGCGGTGTCCCGTTCCCGTCGTCGGATCTCGTCGACGTCGGGGCCTGCCATCTCGTCGTAGTCGTGGGTCACTCGTCGATCCCCCCTGTCGCCGATGAGATCCCGCCGTGTCCGCCGGCGAGGTAGGCCGACCAGGGGACCCACCCGGTCGGGGTGTGGAATCCCCATCGCCGGCGGATCCGCCCGGTCACCACGTATGTCCAGACCGGGCCGTCGGCGAGCTCGAGGCGGTGAGCGAGGGTCGCCGGCCGAGTGACCAAGGCGGGCGCCCGGTAGAGGGTGGCGGCGGCGGCGGTGTGTTCGAGGTAGGCGCCGCACAGGATGAGCGACGCGAAGTCCCACGGGTGATCGTGTAGGGCCCGGGCGTCATCGGAGCTCAAGATGTGATGGAACCGGACGTCTCCGCCTTTCGGGTCGTGGCGCAGGTAGTACCGGACCATGTAGGGCCGGCCGTCTTGATCCTTCACGACGTCGTGGGGTAGGTGGGCGACGTCGGGTTCCCCGCCGGCGGTGAACGATATGGGGGCGATGTCGCCGAGACGGTCCACCTAGCGGCCCGTTCGTGCGGTACGGATGGCGTCGGCGGTCACCTTGACGGCGAGGGCCTTCTCATCTCTGAGCGCCGTTTCGCTGAGGATGTGCAGGTCGTAGGTCTCGAGCAGTTCGAGCAGGCGCTCGACGCTGATCCCAAGCTCATCGGCGAACCCCAAGACTCGGCGACCACCATCGGCGATCATGGCCTGCCGCCCGTCTGTTCGGCCATGGTCACCAGTCTCGCGAGGGGGCGGCCCGGTGGCGGGTACGGATCCCGCCGCCGGCTTTGCGGTTGCATCGGGCGTGGGTGACCTCGAGGGGCCCGTCGGCGCCACCGTGGGCGACGGGGTTGGCGTGGTTGGCGTCCCACCGGTCGCGGGCGGTGACGGGTTTCCCGCAGATCCCGCAGGGGATCACGCCGGCGGCGGCCAGGGCGGCGGCGAGCGCGGCCCGGCGGCGCCGGTAGTCGGCGGTGCGGTGAGCGGGCGAGCTCACCAGCGCCCCTCTTCGACTTGTTCCATCCAGGTGCGTAGTTGACGCCGGCGGCGGTGGGCTCGGAACCATCGTTCGAGCCACGTCACAGCCGGCCCCGGCGGTCGCGCCGCCAGTCGTCGGCTTGCGGGCAGGTGACGAAGTGGGAACGGTAGAGCGGCTCGGGGGCGCCGTGGTCGATGAGCTCGGCGCGCATAGGGGGTGAGAGAACGATGCCGACGGCCTGGTCGAGATCGGCCAAGATGTTGCCGTCTGGGTGGGGGGCGTCATCGACAGGCATCGCTTTGCCTGACGGTCTCATGGTGAGCCATACCACCGGCGCCCCGCAGCTACGGCAGGCCTTCACGAGTCTCACAACCGGCCTCCGGTGTCGACGTTGGTGACGCCCCGTGCGGGGTGATCGGCGACCGCCGCCTCGAGCGCCTCGAGGTCGTCGTCGAAGAGCTCGACCGGGCCGTCCAGGTCGGGGACCTCGACGTCCTGGCCGAAGCGCTCCCGGCGTATGAGCGCGATCTGCACCCGGGCATAGTCGGGCTTGGCCACCGGGCCGCCTTGGCCGACGTGGTCGGCGGGGTTGGCCGAGCGATTAGGCCGCGGCGTCATAGGACACCGCCGCCGCACTCGAAGGTCCCGTAGTCGAGGTGGATCTCGCCGGTACCGCCGCAGATGCAGTCCTGTGGATGAGCACCGGGCTTGGGGACCACCGGGGTGCCGTTGCCGTTGTCAGCGACGGCCGGCCACGTAGTGGTCGAGCCGGTCGTCGCGCCCTTCTTGTTCTCTTCCTTTCTCTTCTGGGGCCGGGAGCTGACCCGCTTTTGTGCGTCATCTGACCCGGTAGGGCCGGGAGCTGACCCGGTGGGGGGGCCGGGAGCTGACCCGGTCACGGTCATCAGGAGCGGGCGCCCGGGGCTGTGGATAACGGCCAGGTGACCGGTCCGCCTGAGGGCCGCGATAGCCGCCTTCACGGTCGATCGGCTGTAGCCGGTGTCGGCGCTGATACGGGCGATCGACGGCCACGCCCGCCCGTCGGTGCCGGCCCGGAGGGCGATGGCGACGAGCACGAATTTGGCCGCCGGCTTGACGCCGTCGGTGTCGAGGACCGCCCGGGCGTGCTGCCAGCTCATGCGATGCCCCTGAGGGCCCGGCCGACCGCCTCGACCCGGTCGGCGGTGGATTTCACCACCCCGCGCAGGTCGTCGACCGGTAGGGCGAGCGACTCGCCGACCGATACCAGCGGGTCGACTCCGAGACGGGCAAGAGCGGCGTTCAAGAGCTCGAGCCGGTGGGTGAGCTCGAGGCGGTTCTGTCCGACAGATGGCGTGGTCACTCATGAGCTCCCGGTCCCGGTCGGTGGATAGGTCGGGCCGAGCACGCGGACGATCTTGTCGATGTCGGCGGGGCGCCACAGGTAGACCTCGAGCCCGGGGACCTGGCCGAGCAGGTCGAGCCACGTACGTTGCGCCTCGGATAGCTTGCCGGTCGCCGATTTGAGCTCGGCGAGGACTAGGCGCCCGGTCCCGGTGTGGCGGTCGACGCGGCACAGGGCCTCGTCTGGCCATCCGGCCGGCGAGAAGTCGGAGCGGTGGGTGTGGTAGCGGGCCCATCCGAACTGCTTGGCGGCGCTGGCCACGAACATGGCCAGGTCCCGTTCGGTCATGGTGCGCCCGGGGATGACCCGGGGGCCGGTCATGCCACCGCCCCGAAGAGGGCCCACAGGTCGCGGATGGCGTCGAGATCGGTGGCGGTGAGCCACGGTTGATCGTGCTCGTACAGGTAGCGGGCGAGGCGGCGGATCAGGCGCACGATGGCATCGGGTTGGGGTTGTACCAGCCCGTCGGGGATGGCGACCTCGGCGGCGTCGATCCGGCGGCGGGCGCGGCGGTCGTCGGGGCGCAGGAAGGCGTTACGGACGATCCAGCCTTCGGAGATCTCGCCGGTGTCGGTGTCGACCCGGGGGGCGGAGGCGACGACGATCCCGCCGACGGCCTGGTCGTCGGCGATCGTGCGTTTGCAGGACCACGCCTCCCAACCGGGCTCGAGCAGGCGGACGTCGGTGGCGGTGCGCCAGGTGAGCGGGTCGGTGAGCGGGCGGCGCCCGGCCCAGCCGTCGGCCCGTCTCTGAGCGCCGGCGGCCATCTGCTCGCGGGCCGCGTCGGAGATCACTCGAATGGCTCTTCGCCGGGGGCGTATTCGACGACGACCTCGCCGGCGGCGTCGTACTCGACGACGTCCTCGGCGGCGTCGTCCTGGTCGACGCCGGCGGCGACTCTCACCGCCTCGGCGGCCTCGAGGATCTCGGCGCACACGTCGGCCACGTCCGGGGCGATCCCCCCCGATCCGATCAGGAACGCCATGAGCAGCCCGTCGCCCTTGGATAGCTGCTCGAGGCGCAGGTTCGGCAGGTTGCATTCCTTCCACAGCGCCCGGATGGCGGCGTGGACGTCGGGGGCGAGCTCGCCGAGCGCCTCGATGGCGGCGAGCAGATCGGCTCGTTCGTCGTCGCCGATCGGCGCTTCCCGGCGGGCGGTGGGGATGGTGGCCCCGCCGGGGGTGAGGGCCGGGCCGGGGGGAGGGGCGTCTCCCGGGGTGTGCACCGGCCCGGCGCTCTCACCGCTGCCGCCGGCTGGGGCAGGGCCGGCGGGTTCGTCGTAGTCAACCCCGGCGCGCTCGATGCCGGCTTTGACTTCGGAGGCGTAGAACGACACGGCCTGGCGGCAGGCGGCGGCCACGTTCATCCGCCGCGGGTACTTCTGCCAGGTGTCTTTGGCGGCCAGCTTGGCCGTCTTGGCGTCCTCGAGGGTGTGGGTCACGGTGTGCCATTCGCCGCCCCGGTAGCGGATCCGTACGGTCGCTTCGGCGTCGGATTGGGTGACGATCTCGAGGTCGTAGCCGGCCCGGGCGCAGAGGACCCGTTGACATTCGGCGGTCAGGTTGACGTTGCCATCGAAGACCCACAGGTAGCGGAACAGGTTGATCTCGGGGATGTCGAGGGTCCGGCAGACCATGACCCCGGCGACGATGTCTCCGGTTCGGGGCCGGCCTTGGCCGTCTTTCCAGTCTTTCGGGACCCATGAGCTGTTGGCGAGCACGCCGGCCACGTCGGCGACGTCGCCGGGGTCGATGCGCTGCAGACCGGCGCTCATGCGTCGTCGGCTTCGCTGTCGGTGCCGGCGAGGTGGAGGATCCCGGCCTCGTCCTCGGCCGCTTTGCGGATCCGGGCGGCCTGGGCGTCGAGGAGCTTGCCAACCAGCTTGCGTTCGACTATCACCGCCGTCCCGGCCCGCAGGACGTGCATGCGGACTACCTCGCCGTCAGGCTCGTTCTTGTCGGCCGGTTCGTGACGCACCTTCGTCACGGTGGTCTCGAGGACGATGTAGACCGTGTCGCCTAGGTGGAGCTCGGCCGGTTGGATCTTCATGGCAGCGCTCAGCCCGTCGCCGGCGTTGGTCACCGCGATAGCGGTGCCCACGACGTCGCGGTCCTCGAAGGGTGTGAGTCCCATCACGATGCCGCCCGGTCGGGCGGACTGGAGACGTCCCCGTCTATGTCGAGGTCATCGCACCAGCGGCGAATCGTGTCGTAGGTGTAACGCTCACCGGTCTCCTCCTCGAGCAGATTCGCGATAGCCCGGTATGAGACGCCAGCTGCTCGCCACTTGCGGAGCCGGGTCTCGAGGTCACCGCCCAAGAGGACATCGACGAGCCGATAGGAAGTCGGGAGTGTCGGCATCACCCGTCACAATGTCAGATATTTCCGACACTTTCAACGACAGGCCTGATATCCGCAGCCTTGACTTGACACTGTGCAGACGTTCTGTCATAAACTGCGTGACTATGGCGCAGTCTCCCGCAACGATCCGGACATCGATGCACGAGGCTCAGGCGACGATGCCGGCAGTGCTCGGCATCCTCTGCGATACCTACAGGGTGTCAGTCACTCAGCTGGCCGCCACGTTGGATGTGACCCGCGAGACCATCTATAAGAAGCTGAGCGGGGAATCGGCCATCCGCCAAGACGAGCTCCGGGCCCTGTCCCTGTTCTTCGCCGTGCCGCCCGAGTTGTTCTGGACACAGCCGCGTGATGCCCTGCGCTGGCTCGCCGATGAGGGGCCGGAACCGGCCGCGGTCGCCAAGGTTGTGGCGCTCAGCCACGCCCGGGCCAATGCGAGGGCCAAGGCCTCCGTCAGAAGTAGATGCTTCTCCGAAGTGTGGGATGCCAGGGCACTTGCCCGCTCGGCATAACGGTTGTCATATCACGCCATGACTACCTATAGCGAAGTGATCCGGGCCCATCGCCGCGACCAGCACCGCCGGGGGTTGCTGGCCGACACGATCGATTGCCGGGCCCGGATAGTCCGGCACCTCGAGGAGTGGCTCGCCGGCGCCGACGTCCTGGCCGCCACCACCGAGGACGTCGAATCGTTCCTCGACTCCCGCCGCATCGGCCACAAAGCCCGCTACGCCTACGTGTCCAACCTGCACGTCTTCTACGCCTGGGCGGTCCACACCGGCCGGGCCGAGACCGACCCGACGGCCGACATCATCCGCCCGAAACTGCGCCCGGGTCTGCCCCGCCCGATCTCCGACGCCGATCTCGCCCAGGCGCTATCCATGGCCGGCGCCGAGGTGGCGGTGATGCTCGCCCTGGCCGCCTACGAAGGGATGCGGTGCGCCGAGATCGCCCGGGCGGTACGCGAGGACGTCCACGACGACCGGACACCGCCGGTGATCGTCGTTCCTCAAGGCAAGGGTGGCCGACCCCGGGTCATCCCGCTGCACCCCGGAGTGATGCAAGCCCTGACCCGGCTCCCGGCGCCGAAGACGGGGCCGTTGCTGCGTGGAGACACGAGCCGGGCCCTGCCGGCGTGGAAGGTCTCCGCGGTCGGGAACGGGTTCCTGCACGGCATCGGGATCGGCGCCACCATGCACCAGCTTCGCCACTGGTTCGGGACAAGCCTGTACCGCACGAGCGGGCGGGATCTGCTGATGGTCCAAGATCTCATGGGTCACGCGTCGATGACGACCACGACGATCTACGCCGCCTACGACCGGGCCGGGGCGCCCGAGGCGGTCCTCGCTCTCGACGCCCACCGCCGCCCCGCCCAGCTCTCCCTATCAGCCCTGGGAACCGGTTAGCCGGCGGCGCAGATGAAGGCGGCCACGTTGGCCCCGTTGCCGTTCTTGACGGTGAGCGCCTGACCGGAGAACCCGGGGGGGCAGACCGGCCCGGTCGGTCCCCTCGGCCCTTGCAACCCCTGCACCCCCTGGGCGCCCGACGCGCCGGGTGCGCCCGGTGTGCCCGCCTCCCCCGCCGCGCCTGGTTTGCCTGCCGCCCCGGGGGTGCCGGGTTCTCCTGAGGATCCGGTGGCACCGGGGTCGCCGGCCGGGCCGACGATCCCCGCCCCCGGCGGACCCTGCGCACCTGCAACACCTGGGGGGCCTTGGGCGCCGGCCGAGCCTGGCGGGCCGGTGACACCTGGGGGGCCGGGGGGTCC